TTTGGATAATAACAGTTAGGTGGAATGACCCGCCTAATGAGAGATGCGGGGTAACTTGCAAAGCCGCTCCGCATCTCAACATACACAAGGATGGACAATGAGGTTTCTAATTACACTGAATATGCCTAGCGCCAGCGGTAATTTGGTTCATCAATTGAATGCCGAATATCCGGTAAACAGCTTGGAGGAATTTGTTGAGGCGCTTACGACGAATGATTTTGTTGTTATTCAGGAGTTTTACAGAGACCAAACTACGAAAGAGGACTACAGTCGCGGCCATGTGGCCATTAATCATCGATATGTAGGCAAGATTAAAGTTCTTAACGCAAACCCAGAGAGATTGACATGAAATATGATATAGCATTGAAGACAGCAATTGGACTGCTAAGAGACCGTGGCGAACGGTATGGCGAGCCCGACGCATGTTTTACGCGCATTGCTAATTTGGCGTCTGTATTTTTTAATCGCACAGTCTCGGAATATGAAGTCGCAATGATGATGCACTTCGTAAAGCTTGGACGCGCAATGGAGACGCAAGACTACGTCGATAATTACATTGATGGGATTAATTACTTGGCGTTTGCCACACAATTTTCTGGCGCGTCAAAGACAGACCCAGTAACGACTCCTGATGAAGTCGGTATTCGTGGCGCATCTATGCCATCTACTGTGTCTCACTTTGCGCCAAAGCGCAGCCCAAAAGCGATCAGCGAGGACGCCTTGCGCCAGGCAATGGATGCCGTGTCTGCTGAACTGGACGTGGTAGAGAACTAATATTGGGGGATTAATTTCCCCCTTATTTTATTGAGGCGCAACAATGAAACGAATTAAAGTTATTGATATTATACGCCAAGAGTCAGAACGAACTGGCATATCAATTGAGGACATTCTAAGCCATAAGCGAACAGCTGAACTGTGTCATCTTCGCCACTATTGCATGTGGCGCGCTAAGATCGAAACCGGCCTGTCTTATCCTCAAATTGGCAGAGCCTTTGGCAATAAGGATCACACCAGCATTCTGCACGGGGTAAAGAAAATTGAGGCAATGCCGCTCGAAGAACGCCGGTGGGACCCCCCTAAAAGAAAGTCGTCTGACGCCGATTCCATAGAAGTTAAATCTTTCATTATTGACGCGCCTAAAGTAAAATTCCCTATTCAGCCAATATACAAGGTCGCATAATGGACGAAAAATTTTATAGGTATGTGCCATACGCCAAAGAGAAGGCCTATGAGGCGATTGGGTGGGAGTTTGAGTCTCCACTGCCATTGCCGCACGCCTGTTACGCCAGCCTATATGTGTGGCGTGGTGAGGGGCCGCCTATAGATCCAGTTTTTGAAATTAGCGTCTATCCAGCGAAAAAGGAAAAGGCTGATGAGTAATATTTTTATACCAGCTTACTGGCCGCTATTTACAACACATGAATTACGGCGCTTTGACTATGTTGCAAAGGGCGTCCCTAACTTTACTTCTGTGTTTAGTTACGACACGGGCAGCGCGTCTATGCTTTATAATAATTATGATTCAAATAATATTTGGCTTAATCGATGGTATTACCAATATAGGACAGGTTTTGGGATAGCTGAGTGGCGATACGACTACCCAAATAATAAAAAAGTAGTGATGAACCATCCAATTGGATGGGGTGAATTTACTTACGTTGGCGGCAAATATGAGAATAAGCCACAGTTTGACTTTATAAAGTGTTGGCCGGCGGCCACTGGTTCTGGTGAGCAAATTGTTTCATTTGAAGATCATTTGCCAGTAATGACAGTTAATGGCGTGGCGTATAATGACGTTATCCAGTTTTCATATTTACAGTCCTGGGGAGGCAAGCCAGCCACTGGCGCCCGCTACTGGATGGCTTTGGGGATAGGCCCTATTGCTACGCAATTCCTAACACAAAGCGCGACTGAACCAACTGTAATAACCGAATCTCCCATATGGTATGCAACTGTCACGCGAGTAAACGCATGAAAGATATCCTTCAATTCTTTGGCGTGTTGTTCCTAGTCATACAATTTTGGACTTTTGTTGGATGGTTTTTTAGGAAAAAACACGAGCGACCATTTCGTCATTGGATGGATGACTCAGATGACTTATGACAGCGACATTGACGCCTATAACAATGGATATAATGACGCCATAAAAGAAGCCATTAAAATTATATGCGACTTCGATCCCTATGACCCATACATTGTTGGTAAAATGAAAATCGAAGAAAGAAAAAAGACGCTGATTTTATTGATTAAGGATTTAGAAAAATGACAAAAGAAGATAAGCAAAAAGACGATGGCAAGGTTCCATATTCTGAAGAGGAGAGGAAAGACCCTATTGCTGGATTGGAGAAAGAAATTAAGCGCCTGGGCAAAAAGATTAAGAAATTGAAAAGATCAGTTATAGGGGCAAAGAAGTGAGACTTTTAGATAAAGAAAAAATGTATGTATTAGGCCCGCTAGAATTAAGCCCTGGTCAGTTTGCGGTAGGGGAAAGGTCATATGCCGCAATAAGGGGTAACATGCCGTATTATAATGACATGCGGCAGAAGTTTTATCTTAATGGGCAAAAGGAATTTGGAGATGCAATTGGCGAACTAGAAACACGCGCTATAACGGCTGAAGAAGCTTTGGAAAGAATGACCAATGCTCATAAGTCTGTGAAGTTAAAAATAGAAAATTTGACCGAAGAATTTGATGCGCTGAAAAAAGAACATGCCAGCGCGTTGAAAAAACTATCTAAAAACACGAAAAAGCCAAAAGAGAAAATCGTAAAGTAAATTATATTGTAATTGATGAGGTATTGATATGACTGATAAGCCAATATACTACTACCTTGTTGACGTAATAAAACATCTTCAAAGATATGGCCACGACGCTGAGGCAAAAGTCTGCGTTAAGGCGCTGTATGATTTGGAGAGAAAAGATAAAATCATATCAGAGCTCCGAAAAGAAGTTGACGTTTGGAGGAACGAGGCATTTAAAAATTTCAATTGCGCTCAAGAAGCATAAAAACAATGCCTGACTTCTCCATGTGCACCAACCCAGACTGCCCTATGTCGTCAACGTGCCGGCGGCATGAAAATAGCGGCACAAAGCCTTCCGAGCATCAGTCCTATTTAGACTCCCATTGGTTCTTTGATGAAACAATAGGCAAAGAAAACTGCATACATTATTTTGATAGGCCAGCATATGCTATTGAAAAACTGCAAAAGAAACTTGCAAAACTAGAGGTTAATCTTCTTTACATGGAAACAGCAGCCAAGAATGATGCTCATAAAATTGAGCAATTAGAACATCAACTAAAATTCGAGTGCGATACCTATCTCTGGGAACGTAAACTAATGTCAAGACGTATTGCGCTCTTACAATATTGGATGGAGAGATTGTTTAAATTTTGCAGTTTGCCGGAAGCAAAACGCAATCATCTGACAATGACGACAGAGATACCCGACTATTTGATTAGAGAGGGCGAGGATATTCTGCAACATCTTGAGGAAAGATCAGATTTGGAGAATGGGGAATGAATGACTATTCAGACCTTGTGAAACGATTGCGGGAACATGCCGAAAATATGTATGTAGATTTTCTCAATGAAGCCGCCGACGCTATTGAGGCGAAGGACGGGGAAATAGATTTTTGGAAAAACAGAACTCGTGAAGCACTTCAAATGGTAAGGGAAAATATTGAACGAATTGCTGAACTTGAAGCGGCGCTAAAGCCGTTTGCTGATGCCAGCGATCTCCACATGGGCAGCGATGATATGTCGATAGCTTTCAGAATAATTATCGGTAACTTACGCCAAGCCAGCAAGGTGTTGGGGAAAAAGAAAGATAATTTTACCGAGCGGGAAATATAATAACCCACGCATAAAGAAATGTAAAAACTTTACTGAGCGGTAAATATGGCTCACAAAGCCACCATATGAGCCAAATATGACGCACGAAGTTTACAAAACATCAAAAACACATAATCATGCTATGCCTTTATAGATGTCACGCCCTCTGCCGTTGGGATCGTCTTAAACGACCTGCGAACTGCTCCAAGCATCATTATGGCTTCTTTTTTTGCGTCTTCATTTTTAATGTGGTCAACAAGCGCCAATAACTTTGTAAAAGAAACAACTCTGGCGGCCACGCTATCAAGAGGAAATTCCTCTAAGTCCGACGTCTCAATTTCTGGGATGTCGTCGTCGTCGTATTCGCTCATATTAATCTCCTCTGGCGTATTCGCCGTAATGTGTTTTGGCTGCTTTAATATATGCGGAATGAGCTTCTTCTAATGTGTAAAAAGTTCCTAGGTTAATATATTTACCAAATACACCAATTCTGGCTTGATATCCTTTATTTAAGTGCGTTCTGTCTCTTACGCCTCTAAAACCAGAAGTATTATTTTTATGTTTCCCAGAATTAATATTGTTTTGAGATCGAACAGCTTTTCTTAAATTACAAAATCTATTGTCAATTCTGTTTCTGTTAACATGGTCGATATCGTCTTCTGGCCATTCTCCAGTCATTAAAAACCACGCTACTCTGTGCGCTAAATAATGTTTTCGGTTTATATTAAGATACCAATAATTATTT